AAATACAGCAACAACACCGATTACTTATACCGCTCCGGCTGCTGCCAACCTAACCAATGATGGATTAGGTGCAGACACAGATGCAACATATGCCCCAGAAGGTATTACTGGGTTTTATGATTCAGGAGCCAATGAATTGGATTTCTCTGAATTTGCATTAGGAGATCTTGTTACACTCAGAGTTGATTTAGATGTAACAACCTCTGCAGCAAATCAGTATGTTGATTTACTTTTATCATTAGGTGAAGGTGGAATCGATCGGGTAGAAAAAATCTCCAGTAATTTTTATCTTGCTGCTGACACCTACAATTTAGTTTCAGAAATTACTTTTGTAGTAAATCATCAAGATATTATTGATAATGCAGGTCACATCCAAATTCAAAGTGCAAGCAATGCTTCAGTTGTTGTGAATACTTTTAAAGCCTTTATAACTGCGAAAAGCTAGGATTTAAATTATGCTTAAAGTTTACGAAAGAATTACAAATGCAGACGAATTGGACTTAGAAAACGAAGAAGAAGTTGCAGTCCATCGTGTTGATGATATGTACGAAGAGTACGGTGAAATTAAAATTCCACAAAGCTGGAAGAAACCTCCTCGCTTAAAAGATCTACAACACGATATTGATTATGCTCTTGTTGATCATGATAAAATCGTTGATGAGATTGATACTCATCTTGCTTATTACCATACAACACCTGGTATCGGTAGACCGAAGAAAGTAAAAGGTCGTTCAAACGCACAACCACAATCTATTCGTAAAGCTGCAGAGTGGAGATATGCTGCGTTATCAGAACCATTCCTAGATAGTCCGAATCTGTTTAAAGGTTCTCCAACTACTTACAATGATATTGAAGGAACTAAACAATCTGCTCTTGTTTTAAATTATCAATTTCGAAATCAAATTGATATTGTAGATTTCATTGACAATTTTATTAAGGATCTCGTTGATACTGGAACCGGTATCATTCGAACTTCCTGGGACATGGAAGAAATTAGTCGAGAAGTTACACAAGATATTGTGGAGTACGTTGAGGTTCCAGAATTGGAGCCGCTTTATGCTCAACTTGCAGAATTAATGAAACAGGATCCCGTTGCATTTGAAAAAGGTGTACCACCTGAAATTCAATTGGCATTTAAAAAATCTTTAGAAGTTGGTATACCGCTTCAACGAGTTTTAAAAGGTACTGAAAAAGTTAAAATCAAAGAAAGAATCAAGAACCAACCATGTGTTGAGATTTGTGATTATCGAGATGTAATTCCTGATCCTACTTGTAAAGGCAAACAGGAAAAAATGAAATTCTGTGGTTTCAGAATTCGTACCAGTAAAGCTGAATTGGCAAAGGATCCACGATACACAAACGTAGATAAAATTGTTGTGAATCTTGGCAGTAACCTTGCGCAGAAATCTTCCCAGCCTGGTGTTGAAGAAACAAACCAAGATTCAGACACATTCCAATTCAAGGATCCCAATCGCCAACCGATTGAGGGTATTGAGTACTGGGGATTTGTAGATGTAGATGGAACAGGCGTATTAACACCTGTTGTGTTTACTTGGTTCGGTGATGTATTGGTTCGAGCTGAAGAAAACCCTTACCCAGATAAAAAGATTCCATTTACTTTCGTTGCATACCTCAAGAAAAGAAAGTCTTTATATGGTGAACCAGATGGTGCATTAATTTACGAAGACCAAAAAATTTCTGGTGCAATTATTCGTGGTGTTATCGACATACTTGCGAAAAATGCAAATGGTCAGCGAGGTATTCCAAAAGGTGCGCTTGATTATTCAAACCTTACACTCTTCCGTGAAGGAAAAGATTACGAGTTCAATCCATCTGCACTTCAAAGTAGAGATGGAAATATTGCGCACATAACAAAATTCCCTGAGATCCCTCAATCAGCTCTAGCCATCCAACAAATGGCAGAAATGAATATCAAAGAGATGACAGGAAATTTACCTGGTCAACCATCTGAGAATCATGGGAATAGTTTAGGCACGCAACTTGAACAAGCTCAACAAGCAGGAATGAGTAAAGCTGCCAGACGAGAGCTTGGGATCCTAAGAAGAATTTCGAAAGGGATTATTCAAGTTGGTTATAAAATCTGCGAAATGAATAAAGAGTTCCTGGAAGACGAAGAAATTATTCGTATTACTGATGAATCCTTTATCGCAGTTAAAAAAGCAGATTTAGATTGCCGATATGATTTAAGCCTGAGTATTTCAACTGCAGAAGATGATGCAGTGAAAGCACAGGAATTGTCTTTCATGGTTCAAACATCAGCAGGGGTATTGGATGCAGGATTCTTACGATTACTGTTAGCTGATATTGCTGATCTTCGTAGGATGCCAGATAAAGCAAAATTGTATCGAGAGTATCAGCCACAACCTGATCCAATTGCTCAACAAAAAGCTCAGCTTGAAATTGAAGTATTGAAAGCAGAGATTGCTGAGATTAACAGCCGCATTCAAGAAAACATGGCAGAAGCTGATCGTGAAAAAGCAAATGCTGAGAAGATGCGAGCAGAAGCAAGATTGGCTCAATCAAAAGCAGATGCTATCGATTTGAAATATGTTGAAGATGATCAAGGTCTGACACATCAACGTGAACTGGAAAAAGCTAAGGCACAAGCTCGAGGTAACATGGAACTTGAAAGCCACAAGAAAGCTTTGGACATGGCTGAAAAAGACACTGATCGTGAAAACAAAATGATTGATGATTTGTTAAATCCGAGCAAACAACCAATTCAATCTGAATTGGATTTGGGGAATGATTTGACAGATAGGTCAAATATAGGTACAACTAACGCATCCCCGGAACCGGAGCCGTTTTCTGATGAAGATTACGAAAATGTGTTCCAAAGTCCTGAAAGTTTTGTCAATGATTTAACTAATCTTGGTAACACTGAAGATTTATTAGGGGAGTCTTAAAATTTTAACCTACTATAGGAAACTTAAAAATGTCTGATAACGATGTCTCTAAACAAGAAAAATTTGATGCCCAACAACGTCTTGATTCTGATATTAAGCGTTTAGAAAAAGATATTGAGTACGCAGAAAAGCGTATCAAACGGGGTGAAGCATATCTTCGATTGGAAAAGAATGAGGATTGGAAAGCGATCATTGAGGAAGGCTTCTTTAAAGAATTAGCCAATGGCGCAATCAAAGCATTAGGTAAAGGTAAAAGCAGTAATGTCCCCAAAGAAGAATGGGTAGAGATCCTGGCTTCAATTGGACATTTTCAAACTTACCTAGAAGGCGTTACCCAATTCAATGCGCAAGCAAAAGATTTGCTGCCGCAAATGAAAGATGAATTGGCACGTTTAAAATCACTCCCTCCAATTGCGTAATCTAAGGTGGCTCCATGTCTGACGAATTAGAGAATAACGAACAAAATCAAAACCTCGAACCTGGTAATGATGATGGAGCTAACGATAGTTCAGGGGCGAATGCCCCTGAACTATCGTTAGCATCTGTACATGAAATGGATGATTCTGAATTAGATTCATTCTTAGCAAATAATGGTCGTATGAATTTGCAAGATGAGTCTTTTGAATCTATTCAAGATAATGATGATCCAGATGCTAATGCCCCTGACCCAGACGAAAATTTAGGTGATCCCGATGATGAGGATGAAGGCGATCCTGATGGTGATGACCCTGATTCTGAGTTGGAACTGGATGCCAACGAAGCGATGAAAATGATCTTCGCACCTTTCAAAGCAAATGGTCGAGAAATGCAAGTAACTTCTCCTGAAGAAGTTGTTCGACTGATGCAGCAAGGTGCGAATTACAGTAAGAATATGGCAGAGTTTGCTCCTTTCAAGAAAGCCATGAAACTTCTTGAAAAGCGTCAGGCTCTGGATCCAGCCAGGCTGGATTTCCTGTTAGATGTTGCTGAAGGAAAACCTGAAGCAATTGCAAAACTTCTAAGTGAGCATGAGATTGACCCCTACGACATTAATGTTGACTCTGGGAAAGATTATGTATCACAATATGAAGACGAAGCTGAAGACACCGCAAGCCCAGTAATGGCGATGTTGGATACTGTTCCTCAGATGAGCCGAGATATTCTTTTAGATGCCTTGACCCATCCAGAGAACGCCTGGGATAAGCAGAGTAGGGCACAAATTATTAAATATGCCCCTCAAGCAATTCCCATGCTCAGCAAGCAAATCATGAATGGGCAATTTGCCACAATCATGAAGGTGTTAAACACCAAACGTGCGTTAGGCGAATATGCCGGGATAACCGACTTAGAAGCCTACAATATGGTTGGAGAAGAATTATCGAAGCAAGGTAAATTAGGTGTTCCTAGTACGCCCAATGAGTCGACTAACCAGAACAGACCGAATAAGCAGAAGAACGGTGCAGATATTGATGCACAACGAAGAAAAGCTGGAGCAGCACCTCGACAAGTACCGAGCAATGTGCAAAAGCAAGCCGTGTTCAACCCTGCTACGGCAACTGAAGAAGAGTTAGATGCCTTTATCCAAAACCATTTAAGAACCAGTGCAAGTTAAAACTGCACTTAATTTTTTAAATTTGGATAATATTAGGAGATCACCATGAGTGATTTAAAAAAATATAATGACGGTGGTTACAATGGCGGTACGGAGTCAACCATCGGTGAACAGATCGTACAGGAAGCCTACTGGCGTAAAGCTATTGTAGATGCCCAACGTGATATGTACTTCATGCCTCTTGCAGAAGTGAAGGATATGCCACGCAACTCTGGTAAGGTCATGAAAGCCAACGTGTACTACCCAATTCTTGACGATAGAAATATCGCGGATGAAGGTATTAACGCATTAGGTGTTGATATTGATCTGGATCCTACCCTGTTCTACGTTTATGTAGAAACGGCTGGTCAAAACCATGTTCTTGTATCTGATACC